CAATAATACCAAGACTCAACGCAGGATTAAGATTTCCACTACCTTGTGTTTGCTGATAAATACCATACGTATAAAGTCCTTCATACGGGAACGCGATCTGACCCACACCTTGTCCTTCAACAAATTCAAATTCATCATATCTCGTTTTGTGTGTCGAAATATCTGTTGGAATGAAACGAACTTGTTGTTTAGAAAAAATATGTGTGAAAGAAAATAACCATTCAGGATTCGATATCGTTGCGTTCTGTGATACAGTAACAACCATTGAATTCCTCTGACCCGTTTTAAGTAATATCATATTCTATAAATAATAACAAGAGGAGAAATAAATTCCCCCCTTGTTAATGTTTTTTTTATTAAGGTAAGATAGTCATACCTGTTACCACATCCGCTAATGTACCATCCAATTGATTCATCGGATTTTGTTCTAATGCCTGGAAGGTGATGTTGTAGCCCGCCTGATCTCCAAGAGCCTTTCCGCTCACAGAAGTTCCTGCAGATACAAATGAGCCATACACCTCACCAAGTAAGAAACTATTTCCATTATTATCGATGAACACAATTCCTAATTTAGGAGATTGAGCCAAAGTTTTAAGAATGTTTCTTTTTGTTTGGTCTAATTTAGCAAAATATGTAACCAATTCTTGTGTGTAGAAAACTGTACCATTTTCTAATGAAGCATTCACTGTCTCTGTAAATTGTGAAGACGTGCGGATCAATTCGAAAACATACCAACTACCACTACCACTAATTGAAGTGATTAAATCACTACCATCTTTGGTAACATTTGTAATGTTTGTGAAGTCAGTTATGTATGCCGTACCCACGCCGCCCACGTTATCTCTACAAGAAAGTGCTATACCACTACTAAGATTACATGCCATGTTATATTTTATTTATTAAATAACGTTTATTGTTTTGAAAAAAGTGGTGAGTATTTCATCACCACTTTTAATTATGAAAGACCGTTTGTTACAAAGAACTCAGGGAACGCGATTTGTGTTCCGATTTTGTATGCAGCCATGATACGCACCTCTTGGAAATCTTGTGAGAACCAAGCGCGGAATGAATCTTCATCCGAAGTTAAGTCTGTGCCGATTAAGAAATATTGCGCAGGACCTGCAGCAATTAAATTTGATCCGTTTAATCCAGGCACACCTACAACGCGATAGTTTGTTTGCGGATGATACATTGAGTAAACAGAACCTAATTTATTTTCAGAAGAATCGATCCAGAAGTTATTTGCGTTACGAACCGCCTGCAAGTAACATTTGAATTGTTGTTGCGACATAAAGATAACGATGTCATCTCTGTCATAAACGTTTGCATTTAATAACTGAATGATGTTATCGATTTGACCTAATACGTTGTTTGCTTTGTCTTGAACAGAAGTACCAGTTACAGAACATAATGCAGTTGCACCTGTTACTTGAACAACACCACCAGTGTTCTTTAATAATTCAACGAATCCACTGAAAGTAGAACCTTGATATTGAGGGTAAGTGCTACCTGTTGTAGTACCTGTTGAAGATTGCCAAATACGATATTCGTTGTCTCTCTTAATTTGCTTAGTTTGCAAATCAATGATCGCCTGCTCGAATGGTGCGTTTTCATTATACGATCCCGCATTTAAATATTGACCAAGCCATAAAGTATTTAATTGCTGTAAACATAATGAGGTATTAATTTTCAGCGCCTGTACTGTTACTGGTGCAACAGTGAATGTAGTTTGACCACTATTTGACCAACCACAAGTTGTTCCTGTTTGAACTACTAACGTTTCAGAAAGTAAGTTAACATTTTGAGTGCCTTTGATGCCCGGAATTACATTACAAAATTCCATAGTCACCGGTGAAAGCACCGCCTCACTTATGATATCACTGTTAAGTTGATCTACATACGTAGACAGCCCCGCAAGATCATAAGAAAAGTTCATCTTAGAAAGATTTTTGTTTTTCATCTTATTGATTATTTTTTTTTTAATTATTATGAGAAAGTTGTTCTCTCAATCTTTTGAATCCTTCAACCTTAGTATTACTTACGGATGAGAATTCACTTTTGTTTATTTGGTTTTTAGTTACTCTCGAACCTGCTGGTTCAGAAGAGAATTTTTTGAATTTTGTTTCAAGGGATTCATATTTCCCGTTTAAATGATCGATCTTTGTTTCGATACGTTTCATTGCCTGTGAGAACGCTTCCACGAATCCTGACATTTCATCATCATCTGATTCTTCAACGTTTTCTCTTTCAACAATTTTACCGTCTTTAACAATTACACGAATTTTTACTTCGTTACCGTCAGAGTCTTTTAACATGATTTGATGCTCGCCATCGGGTGCAGGTAGTTTTTTATCACCATCCATAACCTCGATAGATTCACCCACGTCAAATGTTGGAGATTCAAGGACAACACCATCACTCGTTTTTGCCTCGGTGAATACGGACTCATAGCCCTCACCACGTGCTTCATACGCCTTTTTGGATTGAATACCTTTAATTTCTCCACCAACGATTGACATGACTTGTCCATCACTTGTTTCGTATGTCCCATCAGCCATTGCTGATAATTGACCATCATACCCAACTTTTTTAACTAACGTTCCAGACTCAGGTGATTCACCACCAATTCTGATAACAGTTCCGTCTTTAAGTTTGATATCACCGTCTTCCATTTCCACCATCGGTCCCTCTGATTCTGCCATGGTTTCTGATTTGATAATTTCCTCAGATTTTTTATCTTCGATCTTGGCGTCGTCTGTTTTTTCCATACCACCACCCATTTTGATCTTCGATACTTTTCCTTCTTCGTCAACTTCAATTTCAGAACCATCTTCCATCTTGTGAGTTCCAGCCGGTGCAGGGATCATACCTTCCTCCGTCGCTACGTATAACATCTTTCCAACTTCTAAACTATCACCTTCCATTTTTACAGTAATACCTTGTTCGGTTTTACCATCATAAAATTTCTGTTCAGTAAAGTTGAGGATAGACATTATTTTTTGAATAGCCTGTTTACTTGTCATCTTTAATAGATTTTAAGATTTTTCTTATTGTGTTTATTTTTTTATCTTCTTCGGAAAACATTGAACGTTCACCAAATAGACCTTCAACTGAGAAACCAGTTAAGGATTTTTCTTTAATCATTTTCCAGATCTTATCATCCAATACCTTCATGGCCACGTACCAGGTCCCTGAGGGCAGATTGAATCCGTAAAAACTTGATTTATCTTTGATAGGATCTTCACTAACCCAAGATTCTGTTACGAATACTTTGTTAGATCCTAATTTAATGCCGTCATGTTCGACTGATGTTTCGTCAGTGCGTTTCTCTCTTAGGAATTTATTCGCCATTTTCTTGATCGAATCCTTACTGAAAAAAACGTAGAAAGGATTTCCCAATTCATCATAACGAATAATCATTTTGTTTGGTACCATCGCCGCACCTACCACAATTCTTTTCTCATCATCAAAACCAAAAACCATTTTAAGTTTTGGATCTTGTTGTTGTTCTTGAAATATTTGTTTTGGTTTTTCCCAATATCTGAATGTTGCGTTTGGTCCTTGTCTTGGATTCAGTGTTCCACCATTTGACTTTCTTTGTCTTTCTGGTACCGTGTTTGGTTGTTGAGATGAATTTAAACCATCTTCACCTTCCCATACACTATTTTCAACACTTGCGTCGTTGATGATCTTTCCTGTTTTCTTGTAGAGTAATCTCACCCATACGTGTCTGCAATTAAAAGATCCACGCCAACGAAATATATTATAGAAACCGAACTCAGGATTTGCGACACCGTCTGTAAGATCATCGATATCCTCGAAACGATATACACGATCCTTGGCCATCATCTCTGCACAGAACTTACGATTGTCTTTGTCTCTTGGACCGACATACTTGAAACGAACTCTAAATTCACCCTCATCCAATTCAGATTCTTCATTTGGTTTGGAGAACCTTTGTTGTTCCATCTTGTGGATCATAGAAGGGGTGATTTTTTCGACTTTAATGATCTCGAAACCCTCATCTATCAATTGAGAATAAGGTTCCCCTAATGTGTCTAATTTTGGGTTATGTGCACAGAAGTCATCTGACATGATTCTATACTCTGATTCATTATCAAGTTTTTCAACCTCTTCGAATTGTTGTTGTTTGTTAAAAGCCAACCATGTCTCTTCATGTGCAGGTCTACTAACTAATGAAATCGCCTCGATACCTGATTCATCGTATTCGTCATTAATGAAAAGTTCTACAATCTTTGTCGTACTCATTATCTGTAAATATTAATATATGTATTTTTTACCATTTTTAAATTAAAGAACGGGATTTAATTACTCTATCAAATTGTTGTTGAGTTGAAATATCCGTTGATGTTACATAAGTTCTGATCGGTTGTTGTGAAATTGATTCACCAATTTGTTTAACCAATAACTCTGAATTATCATTTGTTCTTCTTTCTTGTTTCGTTGCGAGTCCACCCATTGCGAATTGTGGTTGTATACCGAAGTCATTAATCGCACTGAGTAATGGTTGGAATACTCTTGTTGATCTTGCGTTGATAACGAACTCACCATCACTAAGTAACGCAGGGATTGAATCTGATGTCTCAGTTCCTGGTCCTCGAACAATTCCTCCCTGTGCCCTTTTCACCGCAACTGCTTGGATCGGTGCAGTAGGTGTTGATCCTACCTGTGGACCTGCCGGTGTTGATTGAACTCCACCACCACTTCCACCTTGTGCACCAGGAACTTGAACTGATACGATTTTCTTAACCGTTGCAATACCACTCGCAACTGCTGCACCTGCCGCAATCGCACCCAACGCAGGACCAATTACAGGAATTCCCGCCAAGGATTTATATGCCGCAACCGCAGACTGATACGTATCGATCGTTGCCTTCGCAATCGCAAACGCCTTACCTGCAACGGTATCCTGTCCTACGATCTGTGATAATTGACCGAGTGCGTCTCCAACAAGTTTTGTTTTTTCTAACGCAGATCTTTCTTCTAATCTATCAAGTTCTCTTTTTGCCTTGGAGTTTCCCGCAGATCTCTTATTGAATTCATCCTCAGAGATTGCGTTACTTTGTCTTAATTGTTTTAACTGTTCGTTCTGTGTGTTGAGTGCAGTTCTTTGTTCATCATAAAACCCTTGATCGAATCTTGAAAAGTCACCATACTTGTTTTCAATCCTCTGTGTTTCCGCTTGGAATTGATTATCAACAA